TGCCAAATCCATCTGGATCAACAGCAAAGAATGCGACTACAAAAGATGCAATGCCCAAAACCAAAGCAGCACTTATGGCTGCAATGATGAATTACATGGGTAGCATGAATAAAGATATGCTCAAGAACACATACGATGGTATGATGAAAAAAGAAGGTATTGAGAATGATGAGGAGGCAATCGTTGAAAAACAAGATATTGATTACTCACCTGATTTCTCAGAAGATTTAAATGCAATCATGGAAAGTGAAGCAACACTTTCAGATGAGTTCAAATCAAAAACCGCAACAATTTTTGAGGCAGCGATTAAGTCTAAGTTGTCTGAAGAAATTGATCGTCTTGAGGAAAAATATAACGAAGAACTCGAGGCAGAAGTTGCTTCTACCAAAGAGGGTCTCGTAGAGAAAGTAGATAGTTACCTAAATTACGTTGTCGAACAATGGTTAGAAGATAATAAACTAGCCGTACAAAATGGATTAAGAACTGAGATTGCCGAAAACTTTATGAATAGTTTGAAAGATCTATTCACCGAGTCATATATCGAAGTCCCTGAGTCCAAAGTAGACCTAGTCGACGATCTTGCTGAGCAGGTTGAAGAACTTGAAACACAGTTAAATACAAGCACAGCAAATGCTATCGAAATGACTGAGAAGTTGGAAGTATTACAAAGAGAGGCAATCATTAATGAAGCATCTCGTGATCTTGCCGACACTCAAGTCGAAAAACTAAAATCTTTAGTAGCAGAAGTAGATTTCAATGACGAAGAGTCTTTCGTAAAGAAAGTAGCAACAGTTAAAGAGTCTTATTTTAATAAAACTACTAAAATCGCTGAGTCAGCAGACTTTGATACAACAGATGACGACGAAGAAAATACAGTCGAAGTTGGTGGATCAATGGCTCAGTATTTAACTGCCCTAAACCGAACATCGAAAAAATTATAGGAGACTAATCGATGCATAACGTAATATCTTACGACAAGCTCGTAGAAAAGTGGGCTCCAGTACTGAACGAAGAGTCTGCTGGAACCATTAAAGATAATCATAGAAAAACAGTAACTGCTCAAGTTTTGGAAAACCAAGAAATTGCTCTAAGAGAGCAAGGACTAATGGAAAATCCTACAAACTCAACAACTGCAGTTACTTCTGGTCAAACAGGTAACTGGAATCCAATATTAATCGCACTTGTAAGACGTGCAATGCCAAATCTAATGGCATACGACATTGCTGGTGTGCAACCGATGACTGGACCAACAGGTCTTATCTTCGCAATGAAGTCACGTTATAAGAAGACAAAAGGTGGTGCATTAGATGGTGGTGAAGCACTATTTGATGAAGCATTGGCAAACTTCTCTGGTGATTCAAACACTCAGTCTTTCAATACATCTGGTGGTACATCAGGTCTTGGAGATTCTGCTGGAGATAACTCTGACGGTGACAGTACAATCGATGACTCTGATACAGATCCAATCTCAGGAATAGATCTATATTCAACTGCAGAAGCAGAAGCATTAGGTGTATCTGGTGGACAAGGTTTCGCAGAGATGGGATTCACAATTGAAAAAGCAACAGTGACTGCTAAGTCACGTGCTCTCAAAGCAGAATACAGCTTAGAATTAGCACAAGATCTAAAAGCGATTCATGGTCTTGATGCTGAAACTGAGTTGGCAAATATTCTGTCGACAGAGATTCTTGCTGAAATCAATCGTGAGGTCGTCCGTACAGTCAACTCACAAGCAAAAATTGGTGCATTACAAACCAACACTGCAGTCAATGGTGTCTTTAATATCCAAACAGATGCTGATGGTCGTTGGTCAGTCGAAAAGTTCAAAGGACTTATCCTACAACTCGAGCGTGAAGCAAACGTAATTGCAAAAGAAACACGTAGAGGTAAAGGAAACCTTATGATCTGTTCATCAGATGTTGCATCAGCACTCGCAGCATCAGGTATGCTAGATTATACTCCTGCAATGGCAACAAACTTAAATGTTGATGACACAGGAAATACTTTTGCTGGTACACTTAATGGACGCATGAGAGTGTATATTGACCCATATGCAACTGGCGATTATATTAACGTCGGTTATAAGGGAACAAATGCATTTGATGCAGGTCTTTTCTACTGCCCATACGTACCACTAACAATGGTTCGTGCAGTCGGTGAAGACACATTCCAGCCAAAAATTGGTTTCAAAACCAGATATGGCATGGTCTCTAATCCTTTCGTCACATCAACACCACAAGATGGTCTTGCTGCTGCAAGGAACAACCAGTACTATCGTATCTTCCGCGTGGATAATATCCTCGGAGCATAAGATACTTGGTATCATAAGAGAGGGTGGCTTTGCCACCCTTTTTTTGTGTATAAACTTGTATAAATAAGCGTATGGCAGATTTAACAACAAATTTTAATTATCTTCAACCGACCTCGTTCAAGATAACAATCGATAGGCAAAATTATCCTAATCTAGAATTTTTTTGTCAGAGTTTCATACACCCAGGAATGATCATGAACGCTGTTGAAATTCCTTATCAAAGGATTACAGGAGTTCCTTTAATAGGAGATAAATTAACTTTCAATGAACTTCAAGCAAATATAATACTTGATGAAGATTTAAAAACGTATGATGAGATGTATTCTTGGATGCGAAGAAATTTAGATATTGAACAAGTGGCGCCGAGTCAAAGGACAAAACCACAACCACCATCGATGTCAGATATCACTCTCTCTATATTATCAAGTCATAATAATACTACAAAAACAATAAGATATCTAGATTGCATACCAGTATCTTTAACAGATATACAGTTTGAGTCAACTTCTGGTGGAGAAAGTTTTTTAGTTTTTGGTGCATCTTTTAGGTTTACTTATTTTGAGTTGCAAGGAGCGTCATACACTACAAATGTAGATGGATCCCCAAGCATAACAGTGAATAGACAATCTATATAAATAAATTTATAATTGGAGTATATAATGATTGATTTGAAAAGCATCCACGATATGTGGGAAAAAGATTGTGTTATTAATGATATGAAACTTGATGAGTCCTCTCGTCAAACACCAATCCTTCACGCAAAATATCTACAACTATTATCGACTGTAAAACTTCAGTTGAAAAGAGCAGAGTTTTCTCAAAAGACTTTACTCAAGCAAAAGTGGTTATGGTATAATGGAAAGATGGATCCGATCGCGATAAATGAACTTGGATGGGATCCTGATCCTTTCGATGGGTTAAAGGTTCTAAAAGGTGATATGAATTTATATTATGATGCTGATCCAGAAATACAAAAGTCGGAAGAGAAAATACAATATTATAAAACAATAATTGAGACACTTACTGATATCATAAGTAATATTACTTGGCGTCATCAAACTATAAAGAATATGATTGAATGGAAAAAATTCTCGTCCGGAAACTAAATCATGCTAATTTACATGTACAATGTGATAGTGGCACTGCACAGGAACTGAGAGAGTTTTTCTCATTTTATGTTCCTGGATATCGTTTCATGCCTGCATATAAAAATCGTATGTGGGATGGAAAGATAAGATTATATGATGTGAATACAGGTGAACTTCCTGCAGGTTTATTTTATCATCTTCATAAATTTTCTAAGTCTCGTGGATATATAGTTGAATCAGAGAAAACCAACTATGGAATGCCACACGAAAATGCTACAATCGATATTCAGCAACTTGCTAATTATATTGACAGTCTCGGTCTTCCTTTTCGCCCTTATTCATATCAGTTATCTGGCATTGAAGAAGGACTAAAAAGAAAAAGAGCAATTCTCATATCTCCTACTGGTTCTGGCAAATCTCTTATCATTTATATCCTTATAAAATATTGGTTACACTTACTCACTAGCGGATTGAAATATCCAAAAGGTGGAAGAGTATTAGTGATTGTACCGACTACTGGATTAGTTGAGCAAATGCACGGAGATTTTAAGTCATATGGACAAGATGAACGTGGTATGCATCGAATATATTCTGGTAAAGATAAAACATTTGATGCCTCTATTTGTATATCTACTTGGCAGTCAATATATAAATTACCAAAAATATGGTTCGAACAATTTGGTATGGTTATAGGAGATGAGTGC